GCTCCTCCGACCCGGTGCGTCAGAGTTTCTGGCTGCTCAGCTCAACAGTATCGAGTACAGCCTTGATGAGACCCTTCGATCCCTCAACGCTGTGGACCGGAGCCTCCTGTTTACTGACCCCTACCCTCAACCTCCCTTCCCGAACGGCATCCATGGTGTCATCGGGCCGCATGGCGACGTGAAAGAAGCCCTCTGGACCCTCTGGCGCTCCGGGGTGTACTGGGGTCGGGTCCTCTGGCATATCTCGGAAGCCATCCGGGTGGGGCCTGCCTCCGTCCCAGGGAACGATTACGCCAACCATGGGCGCCCCTTCGTCAACGTCCTGACCTCAGCACGCCAGTCTCAATGGATCATGCGGGTTATTGCTGGCGCTGTCCCAGGGGCAGACCCCGGGGCGCGCTTCTTTGACGTGCTCAAGGCCCTGGAAGAGGGGTGGAGTCACACTCACCCCAACGTCCCATTCCAGCAGCACTTCCTCGGGTTCACATGGCGAGACCTGCTGTATCAGCGGGGCCGCAAGGACTCCTGGATGACTCATATCATTGATGCTGATGTCATCGGGCGGGATGCCTGGGCACACTTTGACCACGCGGTCAAAGGCATCCTTCGATTCCCCGATTGCTCAGTGCTGAACAACCCAACCGGGTGTGGGGGCACGTAGATGGCGGTAGAACGCCGGTACAATGAGCACGGCCAGGCACTAGTCAAGGACTCGTGGGACCACCTCACTACCTTGATGCGAGAGGGTTCCACGAGTCTCCCCTCTGGCCGTCAGATCAAGCTCACGGATGGCGAGTGCATCCGCCTCTTCCAGTGGCTGGCCAGCTTCAGCCCTCCCAAGGGAGCCCCAGCCCCCACATTGACCAACTTCACCCTTCAAGAGACCCATGGCAAAGAGCAAGCCACGTAAGAAGCGCCCCCGGAAACCCTATATCGACATCTACGCAGCCATCTGGACCGATGCCATCGCCACCCCTGATGAGGCCAAGCGTCCCCTGAGCCCTATCCCCGCCATGACATTCGGGGTTGTGGAAAAGGCGGATGATGACCAGGTGCAGATTGCGGGGGAGTTCTTCGCCAATCAGGACACCAGGCTTCGCAGTAGCCTCCCCTCTGGCATGGTCTCAAAGCTGGTCAAGATCGGGAGGGTGGAGGTGCCGATGGAGTTCGCCGAGTGGCGTGAGATGAATGACGGCTAAAGCGAGCCTGGGTGTCGAGTCCCTGTTCCCGATCTGCACCATCGAATCCTGCCCTCAGCGAGGCCGCCACCGCCATGTCCTCCCACACCAGCGGGCGCTGATTGACTCCCCTTCCAAGTACGTCTGCTTGATCGGGGGGTATGGATCAGGGAAGACCGTCCCAGCCTGCGCGCTAGCCCTGGCCCTGACCCTCAGCATTCCCAACAACCGTGGGGTCATCGTCCGCCGCTCGAACCCCAAGCTGCATGACTCGACACTGGATAAATGGCTCCAGATGCTCCATGGTGCTCAGGTGGAATACACCGGACTGGAGAACCGTGATCGATTTCCTCACAAGTTTGTATTTCCTAATGGTTCTGAGGTGGTGGCTCGTGAGAGTCAGAACCTGGGCCGCTGGCTCGGGCAAGATTTTGGCTGGTTCTACGTGGATGAGGCTCAAGAAGAGCCTGAAGCGACCTTCAAGGGTCTCGTCTCACGCTTGCGGCTGCCCCACGCAGGGAAATACCTCAAAGGAATCCTGACCACTAACCCCCCGACCGACCGTCACTGGATCGCCCGCCTCTTTGGGCTGGAAGAGGGCTACAAGACCCTCGGCAGGTCGACCTATCACCTCATCAAGTCGGCCACCAAGGAGAATCCCCACCTCCCGAGCGGCTATCTGGACGATCTGGTCGCCACCCACTCGAAAGCTGAGGCCAAGAGGGTGGTGGACGGGGATTATGGCTTCATTTCTGACGGCCCACCCGTCATGCCTCAGTTCAAGCCTGAAAACCATGTCGGATTCTCCGATCCAGACCCCCGAGTGCCCCTGATCCGAGGCTGGGACTTCGGATTTCGCCATCCTGCCGTCACCTGGCACCAAATCATCCGCTGTCGCCAGAATGAGCCCCACTGGTTCACCTATGCCGAGCTGGATGCTCAGGAAATCGAAACCGAGGGCTTCGCCGACCTGGTTGAGGGGCTCACACGCTCCCTGTTCCCCAGTTTCCAGAAAAACATGATCCTCGAAGCTGGTGACGGCAGCGGGGCCGCTGTCAACGAGCGTGGCCCGGGCCCCATCCTTCGATTGGGCATGTCCAGGGGCTACCAGTGGCGCTACACCAAGCTGATGGACATTGATCCCTCCTTGGACTTCATCCGCACCCAGTTGGAGAAGCCCAAGTGCAAATGTGGCCAATATCTCGTGTCCATCCACCGTCGGTGCCGCCATCTGATCGATGGCTGGCTTGGAGGCTACCACTGCCCCCCAAACCGGCCCACGGACAAGCCTGTGAAGGATGGGTTCTATGATGATATTTGTGATAGTGCCCGGTACGCCATGTGGAACTATCTGCGCCGTGAGGTCCTGGGATTCGATGATGCACGGGAGTATGTGCCCCCCAGTGCCCAACGCTACGCCTCCCCCTGGGAATGGATGGAGCCCTACCCTTCTGAAGACCAAATGATCGCTGAGATCGCCAAGATCAAAGGAATGACCACCGCATGAACCTGATCGACCCCTCGTTGCCGCAAGCCTTCAACCCCGACCAGAAGGAAGAGGTCAGCAGGCGGCTGGCGGGGCCGATTGTCTCCATCCGCTCCCGTCGGCGCCTTCTGGAAGAGAAATGGCTCTACTGTGACGCCGCCTACAAGGCTGAGGTTCGACCAGAGCGACGCAAGTTCCGTTCAGAGAGCTTTGACTACTATATCCCGGTAGCCAGACGGTCAACGAATCGCTTTGTCAACCGGATGGTCCAGATGATGCTCCCATCATCGGATTTCTTTGAGTGTTATCCCGGTGACGAAGGCAACCCCCAAGCAGGTCTCCAGGCTGACTCGGTACGGGCCTACATGAGCTATCTGCTCCGCAGAAGGCTCAAGATCAGGCGCCTGGTAGCAGAGATCAGCAGGAGCTTCTGTGTCTTCGGCCGGGGCATCGTGAAGGCTGGAGTCATGGTCACCCAGCAGCAGGTGGACTATGCCGGGGTCCAGGGCCCCCTGGAAGAGATTTGGCCGACCGCTCGCACCGTGGACCCCTTCAGCTTCTACGTGTGGCCTGAAACAGTGAGCAATGTCGAAGATGCGGTCATGGTGTTCGAAGACTCCATGGTCCCCCTGAACCACTACAACTCGATGGCTGCCTCGGGGCTCTGTGACCAGATTCCCCAGGATGAGGTTGGCTCGCCTGTCTGGCCCCACCACATCACCACCCGGATGCAGTACCAGGGCTTCCCCAACCCCTCAGCCATGCAAGGGGCTGCGGTAGACTCCCAGGGCTCTGTGACCCCCATCGCAGCCCCCCAGAAGTTCATCTCGTTGACCGAGTGCTGGTTCTACATGGAAACCGGTCAACTGGTGCAGGTGTGGCTCGTGTGGAACGTCCCCAAGAGCCCCCTCTGTGTCCGGGTCAACATGTCTGAGTTCCCAGAAATCCCCTACTTCCTGGCCCAAGCCTCGCCGATGGCTGGTGAGCAGTACACCCTCGGGCTCATGTCAGACCTGGAGCCCCTCCAGATTCTCTACAACGACCAAGTGAACCAGGGTGAAGAGGCTCGGGCCACCACTGCCTTCCCTCCCATCGCCTTGGACCCCAGCATGGGTGGTAACCGCAGCGATCAGTTTGTCTTCGGCTACCGCAAAAAGTGGATCATCCAGAACCCCAAGCAGTCTGTCGTGCCCATCGAAATCCCCGACACCTACACCAGCGCTCTCAGGGCCCAGGGCAACACCCTTCAGATGATTGACGTGCTGGGGGCATCTCCCAGGATGCTGGAAGGCCAGCCCACCCGAGGCCTCCCCAGGGGCACCCAAGCGGTCAACTCTCTCATCACCCTGGCTGCGGCTGACATCAAAGATGCTTGCGAGATCATTGAGACTGAAATCCTCACACCCTTGCTGGCTCGCTTGCATCGCCTGTCTGTGCTCTTCATCCCCCCGGCCCAGATCATGCGTATCCCCGGCACCCAGTACTACCCAGCCAAGACCATCGATGTCCGAGAGCTGGAGGGCAACTGGGACCTGGTGTGGGTTGGCTCTCAACAGGCTCAGGAAATGAAAGCACTGGCCCAGCAGATGAACGCTGCCGCTCAGGGCATCGCCAAGGTCGAGCCCTTGCTCAATCGACAGGGGGTCATGATCAACTGGCCCCTGTTCATCAAGCGCATGTGGCGGGATGGCATGGGGGAGCGGGGAGTGGAGCAGATCATCATGCCCATGACCCCCCAGATGCAGCAGGTCCAGGCTCAGCAGATGGTCAATCAGGCTGGCCCCCCACCCCCAGGAGGTCCCCCAGGCCCTCCAGCAGGCCCAGGGGCTAATGGGGCCCAGGTGGAGCAGAGGATGAACAGGGCGAACTTGGAGCGTGTGCAGTGACCCGCCATCCTACCTGGCTAGAGATCAAGCAGTGCCTCGAAAAGGGTCTCATGATGGCCCATGTCGAGATGGAGGATGCTGAGCTACCTCAGTTGTACCGGTTGCAGGCCGAGGCCAAGGTCTACAGGGCCCTCTTGAACGAGCTGCCAGGCCTCCCCCTCATTCTTGACAATACCGACCAAGGTTAGCAGTATTCACAAGTGAGGGGCCCACCGGTGTCCAGCTTGCCCCGACACAGGCTGGAGGGCCCGCACTGCTGGGACCCCTCGTATCTATTTTGGACTATGAGGTCACATTTGAATGTCTGACGAATTTCAGGGAACTGATGTAGACCAGCCTGCTGAACAGCCTGCTCAGGCACCGCAGCAGCCGCAGTATGACCCGAAAGCTCTCCAAGAGCACGTCACCACGGCTGTTCAGCAGGGTCTTCAGCAGTACCGGCCCCAGCCCCAATACGTCCCAGTGCCTCAGCAGCAGCCGCAGCCTGACCCGCTCAGGGATGTCTTGGCCCCGTACCTGGCTCCCATCGCCCAGTTTCTCAACCTCAAGGCTGAACTGGCGGCTGATGCCGCAGTCTTCTACCCCAACCGCCCTGAAGCCGCCCCCTTTCGCCAGCGTATCGAGGAAGTAGTCATGGATCAGGCCAACCGGGGACGCCCCATCACTCGTGAGCAGGCCTGGAGCTACCTGCGGGGCAGCGAGCTGTTTGACCAGTTGCTTGAGAAGACCATGAAGGAGCGCCAGGACGCGGCCTCCAGAGCCCGGAACAACACGATGCTGGGTCCTGGCCTCACCCGTTCTCCTGGACAGCCCATGAAGGCGGCTATCGATGCCACTGACGAAGAGCTAGAGAATGCACTGAAGAACGTCCCCTTCTAAAGGAGTGAGGGCACTGATTCATGTGGCGATTCTGCTGATGCTTCTCCTGGTTGGATGCTCCCAGGCCCGGCATATCGAAGTGGAGGCAGGCTGGAAGATGCATGGGTCCTCACATCCTGCTTCCTACGAGCACCAAGCACCTTGACCGTGAAGGCTGTGACACGCTGAGCGGTCAGCAGACCCTCTCACCCCTAGGCAATGGGCCACAGGGATGATGGGGATTGAGTCCTGAGACTGTCAACAGAGAGAGGTGAAAATGAATGCCTGATGCGGTAACAAATTTTGCAGCGTTGTCCAACGACGCTCCAAATGTCCACATCGCACGGAAGGTGTACCGACTCGCAGAGCGCGACATGGTGCTCGGCAAGTTCGCCACCCGCTTTGAACTCCCTCAGCGGTCCAGCAAGACTCTGCGGGTGACGAGGCCTCGGCGGCTCGCCCTGCCCACGACCACCCTGACTGAGGGGACGCCCCCCGATGCGGTAGCCCTGTCGATTGAGAATGTCGACGTGACGGTCGAGCAGTGGGGCCTCGTGGTCCTGCTGACCGATGTGGCGCAGATCACCACCGTCCACCCAGCCTTGCAGATCGCGAACGAGCGGTCTGGTCTCGCGATGGCAGAAATGTTTGAGCGGGAACTGGGTGCGATGTTGCTGGGAGGAACCCAGGTGTTCTTCCCGGCTGCGGTCACTGTTCGCAGTGGTCTCGTGGCCACTGACAAGCTGTCGACGGCCGTGATCCTCAAGACCACGACCGCCCTCCGCTCTCAGGGTGCAGCGTCCTTTGAAGGCGGCCTCTATGGCGGGGTTATGGCTCCGCAGCAAGAGGGTGATGTCCTGGGGACTGACACCACGTTCCAGCAAGCCAGCAACTTTGCCAATGTCCGACGTCTGGAACAGGCAGAGATTGGTGTGTGGATGGGCGTGCGATGGCTCCGGGGGAACTTCCTCCCGGTCTTCAAGGGTGTTCCAGCGGTCACCACAGGTGCAGCGACGGCAGAGAAGACACAGATCACCGCCACCGATGGTGGAGGCAGCATCACCTCGGCCACGAACTTCAAGTTTGTGGTCGTGGCTCGTGATGTCAACTCCAACCAGCAGCGGAAGATCAGCGTCCCCTCGGCCAACATTGCCTCTGCGGCAACCGGCAATAACGAGTCCTTCACCTTCGTCATGCCCTCGTCCACCAACTACCGTTATGACATCTACATGACGGCTGCTGGTGGTACCGGCAACCTCTTCCTGGTCAAGTCTGGCCAGGCAGCGGGCGCCACCGTGGTGCAGACGACTGAGCCAACGGGCACAGAGGCCATCGCCCCGGCATCCCCGGCGGATCAGATCGAGGTGTTTATCGCGTGGGTCTTCGGCAAGGATAGCCATGGGCGTGTTGAGCTGAACGGGATGAGCCTGGAAAGCTACATCACTCCTGATGGTTCCTCCTGGAGTAACCCTCTCGCGCAAGGTCGCAAAGTTGGTCACAAAGTGATGTGGAAATCGTGGATTCTTGACAACACGTTTTTCGCTCGCATTGAGACCGGCAGCGCCTACAGCGCGATGCTCCCCGCCTAAGGTCAACCTTCTCGTACCTTAGGACCTCTTAGGTACACAAAAACCCCTCGCGGGGTCCACCCACCCATTGTGGAAGACCCCGCACAAGGTTACTCAATGGCAAAGAAAAAGGAACCCGTTATCAAGTACGACGCACGCGGGCGAGAGATTGTCCAGTTCAAGAAGCGCAAGCGTGTTGTCAAGCCGTTGACCCCCGAGCAAGAGGCCAGGCGTCTTGAAGCCTTGGACCTGGCTCGTCCCGTCACTATCCGTCTCCGCTTCCGCCACTACATCAACGGCATCGTCTATGGCCCTGGCGTGATCAAGGTCCGTGGTGACCTGGCCCGCCAGCTTTCGGGCAACGATAGCCAGGCTGCTGAAGTGGAGAACGACTTCTACGACCGCAACGGTCGAGCCTTCATCATCGGTGGTCACCCCGGTAGCTACAGTAAGCACCAAGTCGCCTATGAAACATTTGACCGCTCTCTGGAGGCTGCAGCTCCAGGCGTGCGGGTTGGAGGGAAACAGTGAAGGTTACGCTGTCAAAGCAGAGCGCCACAGGCGAGGTCATCACCGCCGAGGCCGAGGGCTCATCCTATGATGACATCAGCATCCTGGAGATGTTCAAGACCGTGGACCAGAGGATGCTCGACATGAACAACCGCATCATCGTTGCCACAGAGATTGAGCGCCGCCACGGCCCCGAAGTGGCGATGGCTGTGAGGGAGGTGATGGACACGATTTTCGGCAACCGCCCCATGACGCAAGAGATGATTCAGGACGCCTATCGTCAGCGTGCTGAGGCCGATCAGCGGGCCATCACTGAATCCCGCGAGCGGCGTGGAGGCAAGCGTGGCTAAGCCTATCGACGCTGTTGTCGCGAAGGTCGACCCCTACGACCCTTCAGCGGGCTTCCTGGTGCCCTTCGTCGTCCAGCGGGTGCTCGACTCGGCTAAGTCTCAGAGCCCTGAAACCAGCAGCGAAGCCGTCGCAAAGGCTGTGATGACCCGTCTCTACCAAGGGGACCCCACCCAGTTGGTCCTGGCCCTCGTCAACGACAAGTCTCAGGTGGTGGGTCATGCCGTGGCGCAGCTTGGCATGGACCAATCCTCCTGCTGGGCCACCGTGCTCCAGATCAAGGCTGACCCTGGCGTGGGCAATGGCCAGAAGACGGCCATGGAAGCCATCCAGACATGGGCTCAGAAGAACGGGGCCACGAAGCTCGTGCTGATTACTGGTAAAGGAGACAAGGGCTGGGAAGATGAGTTTGGCTTCAAGCTCTATCGCCAGATCAAGGTCTGTGACATTGACCTTTGACGGCTCCGCCGCAAAGTTTGTGGCAGGGCCCCCAAACTTACTCATTAACCCTGATCTGACTCTGCGGGAGCATACAGAGCTATGGCCCCAGGTCTGCTTCCTCCTGAGTGGCTTCGAGGACCAGTGGCCCGAGCGCGGGGGTCACCAACAGCTTCGCAGGCTCCTGGCTCGGGTGATCTTCAATGATCCCTACATTCGTCTGACCCTGATGGTTGATGGAGATGGTGTGCTGGTGGCCCTCGCCCTCTCCACTCTGGAGTCTGAGGGCGGCAGCCGGTGGGTCTTCTGTCAGGTTGGTTACAACAGCACTGACAGCACTCCCCAGGTAGCGAAGGACTACATCGAAGACCTCAAGCAGTGGGCCCGCGATACTGGAGCCAGTTACATCCTGTGGGGCAGTCAGCGGTCCCCCAGGGCCATGTCTCGAATCTTCGGCACACAGATTAGTGCCACATTGCACCGTATCCCTGTTGAAGGAGCTGTTGTGAGTGGGTAGCGCAGGCGGCACGACGTCCATGTCCAACCAGCAGGACCCTGACCTTCAGCATCTGAACCGGATGCGGTCTCAGCAGACGACTGATCTGCAAGCTGCTGGGGGCACGCTCGCGAATTATCTTCGCCTTCCCAGCAGCCTCGTTCAGCCTTCTACTGGCGAACAGAACCTCCTCAACACCATCCAGGGCCGCCCCCAGCAGCCCCTGGTCAACACCTTCGAGAGCCAGGCTCTCGGGAACATGGATAACGCCCTCGCTCAGGCTCAGGCTCAGTACGGCGGGGCTTGGCAGGGTGGTCTTCAGCAGGGTGCCGAGGCCCAAGCCCGGATGCTGGGCTCTTCGGGTCAGCTTCAGCAGATGGGTCAGACTGCCCAGCAACAGGGTCAAGGGGCCTTCCAAATGGGCCAGCAAGCCCTTGCCCAGGGCCAGGGCCAGGTGGGACAGACCCAGCAGACCTACTTTGACGCCTTCAACCAGCTTCGTGGGATGCAGGGGATTCTGGGGGAGTCCCAGATCACTGGTGCCTTCGGTCAAGGCGACCAGCGATACAACCAGCTGGCTCAGATGGGCCTGAGTAACCAGCAACTGGGTGAAGCCTACCGGCAGATGGGCGCTGAGAACCTGTGGGGTGGTGTCCAGAACACCATGGGGGGCGCCTACAACAACGCGAGTGGCATCCAGAGCCAACTTGCAGGCCTCCAGCAGCAAGGCCAACAGGGGGCCCAGGGTATCCAGAGCGCTCTCCAAGGCAACCAGCAAATGGGGGTTGACTGGTCGAGCGCCATCGGCGATGCAGCTTGGCGGGCTGCTGGGTGGAGTGGGCTTGACACCACCGCCCAGAACTATCTGAACCTGGGCGCTGGTGCTGGGGCCCAGGGACAAGTCAACCAGCAGCTGGGTCAGTACGGTCAGATGGGTCAGCAAGGTCTCGACAGCTCCCAGCAAGCCATCAACCAGGCCGCTGGGTGGAACCCGCTGGAGACTCACGGCTTCAACTACATGAACAATGCCGCGAACCAGTGGATGACCCCTGGCATCATGGCCCAGCTCTCAGGCCTCCAGAATCAGGGCAATCAGTTTGCTGGCCAACTTCAAGGCAATCTCGGAGCCAATATGGGCCAGAACGCCTTCGAGCAGCAGGGCATGGGGCTCATGGGCCAGGCCTCAGGCGATATGGGCGCTGGCAACATCTCTCAGGCTCTCCAGGCCCTCAACCTGCAGGGCACCCAGCAATCAGGCCAGATTAGCCAGCAGATGCAGGGGGCACTGGGAGGCAATCAGTTCGAGCAAGGTGGCCAGCAAGCCCTTGCCACCGCAATGCAGCAGGGCAACACCCAAGCCATCATGCAAGCCCTCCAACAGCTTCAGCAGCAGGGCCAGCAAACGGCTCAAGGCATCACGGCTGGCTTGGGCCAGAACATGCAGCAGAACCAGTTCGAGCAGCAGGGTCAAGGGGCGCTCAACCAGGCTCTCAGTGCTGGCATGACCCCCCAGATCATGCAACAGATTCAGGCCCTAGCTCAGAGCGGCAATGCAGGCGCCCAGCAGATCGCCCAGCAGCTTCAGGCCGCCATGGGTGGCAATCAGATGGAACAGATGGGCATGCAAGCCTTCAATCAGTCTGTCGGTGATATGGGCGCTGCACAGACGAGCCAGCGGCTCCAGAATCAGCTCGGCCAGGCCTCTGCCGCAGGGCAAGGGGTGGCGGCCCAACTGGGCGCCAACCAGAACCTGACACCGCAAGAGTTGCAGGCCCAGGCCGCCCTTGGCCAGTCCTATGCTGACCAAGGGATGACTGGGATCAATCAACAGTTGGCCCAGATGAATCAGCAAGGGGGTCAGAATGCAGCCGCCATCCAGCAGAGACTCCAGCAAAACATGGGGCTCACAGGCTTTGAGCAGTGGGGACAGCAGAATTTTGACCGAGCTACTGATCCTACTGGACAGCTCAATGCAGCCCAGCAATATCTTGAGCAGGTTGTTGGCGGAGAGCTTGCCAACCGACTTCAACAGGGAGGATTGGGCGGGGTTAGAAGCGGCGCCTATGGCGAGGACCTTGCCAGAGCGGGTGCTGATCTTATCCTCCCGATTCTCCAGAACACGCAACAGCTTCAAGGCATGGCTGGGCAAGCAGGTCTCCAGGCTGGAGCCGGTCTACGCCAGGCTGGTGTCCAGACGGGAGGCATTGAACAGGGCCTCCTTGGACAACTTCTCCAATCTGGATTGGGAGCTGGACAGGTTGGCGCTGGAATGCTGGGTGATGTTCGACAGGCTCAGACAGCGGCTGGACAGGCTGGACTCGCTGCTGAAGGCCAGCGAAGAGCAGCAGGCGTCCAGGGCGCAGGTATCCAAGCAGACCTAATCAGTCAACTGATGCAAGGTGGCATCGCTGGTGGTCAGCTTGATGCCGCCATGAGCCAGGCTCAGCGCCAAGCCATGACCGCTCAGGGCCAAGCAGGTCTCCAGGCTGGTGCTCAGCAGCGTGCAGCAGGCATCCAGGCGGGCGGCATCAATGCCGATCTGCTCGCTCAACTCGGTCAGCAAGGTCTCCAGGGTCAAGGCATCCTCAGCGACTTGGAGCGAGCCCGTCAGGCCACCGCCCTCGGTGCAGGGCAGGCAGGTCTCCAGGCCGGTCAGGGTCTCCGGCAAGCAGGCGTTCAGGGAGCCGGTATCCAGGCCGACATGATGCAGCAGCTTCTGGCCCAGGGGACACAGGGCCAAGGGGTTGCTGGTGATCTTGAGCGAGCCCGCCAAGCCACTGCCCTGGGTGCTGGCCAGGCTCAGTTGCAGGCTGGTGCTCAGCAACGTGACGCTGCCCTCAGGGCAGGCGGCATCGATGCTCAGATGCTTCAGCAGATGATGCAAACAGGCCTTGGCAGTCAGCAGATCAATGAGCAACTGAACCAGGCCCAGCGTCAGGCAGCCTTGCAGGCTGGCCAGACCGGCGTGCAGGCTGGTGCTGATCTCAGGCAGGCAGGCATCCAGTCTCAGGGCCTCAATGCCGACTTCATGAGCCAACTCATGCAACAGGGGCTCCAGGGCCAACAGTTGACCGCTCAGATGGACGCTCAGCGTCAGGCCTCTGAGCAGGCTGCTGGGCAGGCGAATCTTCAGCAGGCCATGGGTCAGCGTCAGGCTGGCATCCAGGGGCAGCAGGCTCAGAATCAACTCTTGGCTCAACTGCTCCAGTTTGGCCTTGGCCAGGGCCAGTTGACCAGTGACATGGCTAACCAACAGAGGCAAGGTCAGTTGACCGCTGGCCAAGCTGGCATCCAACAGGCTCAAGGTCTCAGAGACTCTGGCCTTCAGGTTGCTGGTCTCCAGGGCGACATGCTGGGCCAGCTCCTTCAGTCAGGGGTGCAGGGTCAAGGTATCAATGCCGATGTGCTGGGCCAACTGATGCAGTCAGGAGTTGCTGGCCAGGGGGTCAACGCCAACATGGCTCAAGCCCTCATGGGTGGCGGGCTCCAAGGCATCGGCATGGGGACAGACTTCACCCAGAACATGGCCCAGAACCTCATGGGTGCCAATACTGCCAACCAGAACATCCTGGGTGGGCTTGCCGGGGACACTCTCGGGGCCCAGACCCAAGCCTTCGGCATCCGTCAACAGGACCAGAATGCAGCGCTCAGTGCCCTCGCCAGCATGTACGGCAGTCAGCTTGGTGCCCAGACTGACCTGGCCAACATCGGCATGAGTGGGGCCAACCAGTGGATGGGGAACATGGCTGACATCTACGGCACCCAGGCTGCTGGGGAGTCGAACTGGATGAACCAGCTCGGCCTCCAGCAGGACAGAGCCCTCGATTACAGCCTCGGTCTCCAGCAGAACAACCTCGGCATGCTTGGTGCTGCCAATGACCAAGCCGCTATGCGGATGGGTTTTGGAGGTCAGATGGAGGGCCGAGAGATGGACCGCATCAACGCTGCCCTCCAGGCTGCAGGAGTGGGCAGGATGTCGAACCTGGAGAACCTGCTGCGCGAGAGTGATTATGTGCAGTCCATCATCACTGGCCTTCCCGTCAGCAACCAGGCCCGCATGTACCAGACCACCCGCAATGAGCGTGACTGGGCGCAGTTTGGTGGCCAGATGCTCGGCACCGTTATCGGAGCAGTGGCAGGTGGGGTCACGTAAATGGATGAAGAGTTCAAGCGAGCAGTCTTCTTGGGCCCATCAGCCTACCGCCTTCACCTGGAAGCTGGGCGCTATGACGCTGCCCTCCAGGCCTTTGCCGCGCAACTGGCTGAGTACCCAACTGATGTGGGCACCAAAGAGATGGCACTGACACGATTCAAGGGGCTGATCGACAGTGTACGGTCTTGAGACTGGTAGCGCCGCTGAACTGGGCAACATCTCAGCCACAGGTGGCGGGTACAACCTCTGGTCCCAGTTGCTCCAGATGGCTGGTTCTGGCAACCAGGATACTGGGGGGAAGCGCCTTACCCGGGGCGCCATGGCTCTCGGTAGCGGTCTCCAGAACATGAGTTATGGCGGGGGTGGGGCCCAGGACCCTGGTGGCCGGATGCAGGGCTTCCTCCAGAACCCCTCAGTGACCCTCCCGAGGCGCCCCCAGATGCCTCAGATGGGTGTGCGGCGAGTCAACAGTGACCTTGATACCAACAGCGTCATGCAGCTATTGAGAGGGCGCTAAAAGGCGTTCACAGGGAAAGGGAGATCAGGATGGGAGCAGGAGCGGGAGCGGGAGCAGGCGCGGCGATGGGCGGTGGAGCGGGCGGGGCCATGGGGGCCCTTGGCGGGGCTGCTCGTGGCCTTCAGAGTGGCAACATGGGTGGCCCTCAGGGTGCCCAGAGAGACCCCCGCCTCATGCAAATGATGCAGGGCATGGCTGCCGGTGGCCCCCCTCCTGGGGCCCCTCCAAGCGGGGGTGGCAGCATGCCTACCGCCCTCGGTCAGCGTGGCCCAGCCCCCACCGACATGACCCCGAGGCCCAGCATGCCGATGCCGTCTCGCTTTGAGATGGGTGGCGGGGGGCAGCGGCCTCCTGACCCCAGAGCAGAACTGATGCAGCGCATCCAGCAGCGCATGCGGCCCCAGCCAGGGCCCCCGACAGGGATGTGATCTGAGTGCCCTCAGCCCAAGAGCTGTTCGGCAGGCTGGGCCCCCGGGGAGTACAGCAGCTCCAGGAACTCTTTGACGCTGGGGGCTACACCGAAGACGAGCGCGAAGAGTACATCCAGAAGATGTCGCAGGGCATCTATCAGCAGGAGGGCAGGGGGCCCATTCCCAGCTCCACCCCTCCCTTTGCCCCTTCTGGCCAATCTGGACCCTCCCAGGGGCCTCCTAGCCCCATTTCGGGGCCCTCTACGGCCCCCCAGCAGGCCCCTCAGCAGGCTCCAAGTCAGGGTTTCGACTGGCGCAATGCCCTCATGGCACTGGGTGGCGGCCTCCAAGGCATGAGTTACGGCAACCCTCGTGGTGGTGGCGGGGGTGGTGCTGGAGTGCTGCAGCAGATTATGGCTGGGAGGCAAGAAGAGGAACAGCAGAAGCGCAGGGTAGCTGATCAGCTGAGGCTGGTGCAGGAGCGAGGGAAGCTCAGTCAGCAGCAAGCTGGCGCCAAGCAGGCTCAGGAAGCCCAGTCAAAGCAGCAAGAGGCTGAGGCCTACATCGGGGCCCTGGAGGGCTCCCTGAACGCTGAGACCCACCCAGCTGTCCGTCAGAGGGTAGAGGCAGGCATCCAGATGCTTCGCAAGGGTGGAGACCCCAAGGTTGTGGAGAAGCTGGTCCCCTGGCTTGATCCACCCAAGGTCGACATCCGCCAGCATGAGGGTGTCTATGAGCCTATTGACCCCTACACCGGCAAGCCTACCCAGCCAGCTAGAGCCTTGAAGGGTCCCCAGGCCCCCAAGACCTCGATTGAGGCCGGGAGGCAGATCGACACTCCTGGTCAGGCCCCCTATGCAGGCCTGGTGTCTGAGTTCCCAGCTCAGCAGGCCCCCTCGGTCACTGAGCTTCCTGAGACAGCTAAAGAGAAGCAGCTCCGTGAAGAGAAGATGACTGAGGAAGAGCGACGGTACCAGCGCAACCTCGAAGACCGGCGAGAGGATCGCCAGCAGGCTGTGCTGGATCGCAGGGCCACCATCGCGGCGGGGGCTGCTGCTGGTCGAGAAGCGCGTGCTGAAGCCAAGAGCAATGAGCCAGTAGGCAAGGACGCTGCCCTCTGGATGAAGCGTGACGGTACTGGCCCCGTGGACCCCAGGACCCCCATGCGAGAGGTCATGGAGATTGCTGTCCCGGTCACCCAGTCAGGGGTGAATGCGGCTGCCTCTGCCAAGACCGCCTTGGAGACTCTCCAAGAGTACCGATCCTTGGTCAAGAAGCTCCTGCCTAAGAGCACTGGCGACTCAGCCAAGGACCTGTATGCGGTCCAAGGCAACAGGGCCAAGCTCTTCCTGCTGGAGAAGGCCGGTAACCCTGACGCTCGCCGCTTCTCAGCTCTCAAGGGCACCCTGGCCACTCAAGCCAGGGCCACTGGTGACACGGCCAACATCGCGGTCAAAGAGCGTGAGCTGCTGGAAAGCTTCATGGCCACCACTGGGGACACCCAGGAGTCGGCTGAAGCGGTCCTGAACCAGGCCGAGAGAATCCTCAGGAGCGTGGCTGAAGGTCGCGGGGTGCCGACCAAGCCTCCCGCTGTCACGGCCCCTGGAGAGGACAAAGAGAAGCAGAAGAAGAGCGGCAAAGGGTGGCGTGAGAAGTAATGCCTAAGTTTGAGTTTGACACTCGTGACGGCGGCACCTACACCAAGGAGTTCTCTGTCCGCCCCAGCGACGAAGAGCTAGACCGCATCGCTGAACGCATGCAGACCGATGGCCCTGATGTCCTGGAGAAGGTTGGAGACCTCTACCGGCAGGGTCGCAGGGCCGCCATTGACTTCTTGTGGCCTGAGCGAGGGGGCGAGCGGGAAGGCACCCTCGGCAACTTTGGCCGTGTGGCTGCTGAGGCCATCATCCCTGAGACTCCTGGGCAGGTGACAGGGGAAGCCGCTCTCCTGGCCACCCCCCTGGGCAGGGGTACCAGCATCGCTGGCAAGGCTCTCAGGCTCGCTGGCCGAGGGCTCGTTGGTGGAGGCACCGCAGCTGCCACCGACATGGCTACTGGTAACGATGACTCAGCCGCCATCAGCGGGGCCACCACCGGCCTCAGCGGCATGCTGGGGCAGGCAGGCGGTGGGGCCAAGCGTGCAGTCCAACAGAACTTCCTTGGGACTGCTCAGAAGGCTGCTGATGCCAAGGGCCTCATCAACTCAGTCAGCAATGTGCTCCCAGCTAATGACCTGAAAGGCCTCACGAGCAACGTGTTCGCCGCCACCGCGAAGGGGGCCCAGAAGGAGGCCATGAATGCGGCCGATGCTGCAATCGAGAAGAACATCTCCCAGGAGGTGCGACAGCGCACGACAACCTTCATGGATCAACTCTTCGCCGCTGACATGCCCCCTGAGCAACGCACCACGCTGATGCGGGAGGCCTTGGATGCCCTTGGCGAGGTGGAGGACCCCAAGACTCTCATGGACCAGGTGCGCCTACGCAAAGAGATGGCGAGGTCTGTGGAGCGCACAGGCAACGCGGTGCGAGGTCGTATGATCCGGGAGCAGGTTGAGCAGATCGAGAACTATCTGATCCGGGAGGCTGGCCCTGGTGTCGAGGCACGGTACAAGGGGGCGCTGAAGGACTATAACCAATACAAGGCTGCCAAGGGCTTCCTGGGAGACAAGGCCCTGTGGAACCCTGACGGCACCCCCAACATGGAGGCCTTGCAGACGCGGCTCATGACGCCAGTCAAGGGGGCCGCTGACCATTGGGCTGAGAGACTGATGACCAGCAACAACAAAGACCTCCTTGATGCCATCACCCGTGGAGCTGCCATCGGGGAGCGGGATGTGTCCAAGACCTACCGTCTTCCTTCTCTCATCGGCACTGTGGGGGCCAAGGATGCTGGATCAGCTCGGGTGGGGGCTGCTGCTGCTGGCGTCCCCCTGGGCACAGCCACCAAGTACGTGGGCCAGCAAGCTGTGCCCAAGCGAGACCCCGGCATTGACGCCCTGCTCGGGTCCATCTTGACCCGGATGGGCGGGCAGGGGTTGGGTGGCCAACGGTGAAGAGTTCCATGGGAAGGGCTTCGGGGTCGAGATCAGTGCCAAGGGGGCCCTCGTGGTCATCGTGGTCCTGGTGTTGGCTCTGGCCATCTCGCTGGGGTGGCTTCTGCTCTACATCGGCGACCGGATTGAGACTCAGATCAGGAACTCAGGGTCAGATATTGCTGTGGCTCGGCAGGAAATCTTGAATCTCGTCATGTCGACCCTCCAGCAGCAGGGCGCCGCCCGGGAGAAGGAGTATCTGTCCCTCGCAAGCAGCCTGAAGATCGTAGCCTGCTCAGCCTGGTACACGCCTGAAGAGCGAAAGGCTATCCGTCAGAAGATCGAAAAGGAGCCTGCGCTGGCTGGTGCATGGTGCCCGTGAATAAAGAGAGGGTCTCACTCGTCCGTATACTTGTACGTCCCAAGGTTGAATATACGAGTTGCGGGGTCGCTGTGTCATGAGCAGCAACCCCATCAGCAACCCCATCGCCCTGTGGCCCCTGCCTGTTACTGGGGTCATCCGCACCCTCCCAGCCCACCAGCTGCCCCCTGACTCGATGTACAACGCCAGCAACGTCATCCTGTACAAGGGGGCCCTGACCAGTCGCCCAGGGGTCGTGCAGGCTGGTGGCGGGCTCGTGTTGAGCGGGGCTGCTAACGAGGAGCCCTTGGCCACTGGGAGCCTGGTGATCGATGGGCTGGGGGAGGCCAACTCGGCTATCCCCTTCGTCATCACCGCCAGCAAGGGGTTTGCCTTCGTCTCGGGGGGCTGGCAGGACATCACCGGCAGCTCGTTGACCGTCAGCTCCCCCTTGCCCCGGACCACCCAAATCGTGTTGGGGCTCACTCCGACCCTGGTCATCACCAACGGCACCAACCAACCCAAGCAGTACCAAGGGACAGGAGTCTGGAGTGACATCGCCGGAGCCCCCCTCTGGACTGACATCTGCACCGCCACCGATCGCATCGTCGGCATCATCCCCCCGTACACGATCCAGTGGGGAGAGCAGGCCTCCCTGAGCCTGTGGCCGTCAGCGAACCGACGCATCCTTGCAGACACTGCTGGGGATACCACTGAACCTGTCGTCGCGATCAGCGGGCGGGGGGATGCGGGGATCATTGTGTACAGGAGAGACAGCATCTGGTTGGGTGTCCCCAGCGGTCGGGAGAATAGTGCTGGCATCTTCAAGTGGGTGCTTAAGGGAATCATTGAGGGGCCTGCTGGCCCCGGAGCCCGGGTCACCGTAGACGGGTGGGACTACTACATGACCGCTTCTGGTCGCATCGCCCGCTATGACGGCGGCAACCAGCATGAGTGGATCGGGGATGGTGTGTGGCCAGCGATCAACGCTGAGATTCAGCAGGGGGCCCTCAGCAGGAACAAGCTCACCGCGTGGCATGATCCCCGGACCAACAGTGTCGTGTTTGCCTACCCCAAGCTCGTGGGTGGGGTCATCAGGAACAAGGGTCTCTGTGTCGTCAACCTTCCCTATCCAGCCCACGGCATTCCCAAGATTGCCTGTTGGCTAGGGAATCTTGCGCTAGAGGTGACGGCAGCCGCTGCCTATCAATACTGGGATAGTGAGAAGAGGGCGTACCCGGTTGCAGCAATCACTGACGAGGTGACTCCCTCCTATGGAGTGAGGGGCTGGGACATCGATCACCCTGAACATGAGGCCTTTAACGCCTCCATTCAGACTCCGCTCAATCCCATGGGGGGACTCAAGACCCATCGCCTGGACTCTCTGGAGCTGCTGATCCAGAGGCTCAATGGCTTCGGCACCGCCATGGTGCAGGCTGTGGTCAGCAATGTGCTGGAGGTTGAAGGCGGGACGGTGCTGTCTCCTGAAGCCACTGTCAATCTGAACACTGCTCCCACCTATGACTTGAAGGGTGTGGATGCCAGGGGGCGGTACATGGGGATGAAGCTCTCCTGGGTCTCCACTAGCACGGTCAGGTACTACGGTGGCGTGATGGGTGGGCATCCGGTTTGATGGCTTCGCCACAAACTTTGCAGCGAGCTGACAAAGTATGAGTTTGCCGCTGCTCCAGCTTCCCAGTCGTACTGGGGATGCCAAGATAGACCTGGATTCCCTGTACAGCTACATCGGTCAGCTGTCCGATATGTTGGTTGAGGCTGGGGCGAGTCAGGCTGATCTCTTGAATGCTGGGGCCGGTGGGGAGCGGGTGTCGGCCAATGACATCCTGATTCCTCCAGTAAACTTTGGCCCTCCCCCCGCCCCCACCACCCCTGTAGCCATTCCCTTCTATGATGGGATCGGGGTCTGCTGGGACCTGGTAGCAGACCCAACGATCACGGGATACGAGGTTCGCAGGGCGGATGATGCTGGCTTCCTGCTGAATGACCAAGTGCTCACCATCACCCAGGGCTTCCAATACGTGGACAATAAGCTGGGTGGGGTTGGCGTGACCAAGTTCTACCGGGTGCGGGCCTACCGCAACAACGACACCACGAGCCTGTACAGCACCGTCGTCTCGGCCACCACCACGGCCCAGGCGCTCCAGATCACTCAGATCGAACTATGGGCCGATGCCCTCCGCACCGCAAGGAGCTGAACAATGATTGAGGCTAGGGGGAGGCCCCCTAGAACCCCCCTCATCAAAGGAGATGATGTATGAGTGAGTAATAGGCTGAACCGTGACCAACTGATCGCCAGAGCCCTGGACGAGATCGACAGTGTGGCTCTGGATGCCCATGACCGGCCAGGTGGTTCAGTGCTGGCCACCAATGCCTTCACCATCGCCTGGCTCCAGGATGGACTCGACACCTTCCACCGCATCTTCCCCATGGCCGGGAGGCTGACCAGTCAATCAATCACCCTCACGAGTACCGGGGTACTGACACTCCCGACAGACTTCATCATTGATGTGAAGGACGGCATTCTGATCCCTGAGCACAAGGTCCGGGTGCTGCGGAAAGGATTCCAAGAGTGGTTGAACTATGACCTGAGAGGGATCACTGGATCGAATGAGCCCTGCTACTACACCAAACAGGGTAATGTGATCCGCTTCACCCCTCGCCCCAGTGACACGGTGACGGCGACCCTGTGGTACTACGCTCTGCCTGCTGTGCTGGATGAGAATGATGTTCCAGACTTCCCGGATGACTGGACCCTCATTGAATACATCCGTCTCAGGGGCATGGAGCACATCAAGGCTCTCCCTCCAGGCAGCGCCCAGAAGTATGTGAATGAAGCTATTGCGACACTGAGAAGTGCCCAGCTCTTCGGTGAGCCAGAGCACGACACCTTCCCCCTAGACCCCATTCAATTCCCCCGCAATGCCGGGGGTGCCTATGACTGGCTCGGTTCCACTGTCGTAGGACCATAAAAAGGAGATGTGATCTAATTGGCTGCATACAATAAGTTTCAGCAATTCGTAGAGGACCTCTGTGTTGGGGTCCACAACCTTCACACCGGACTCGTCAAGGCCTACCTCAGTAACGCCGTCCCCAGTGCCTCCGCTGATGCGGTGAAGGCTGATCTCGCAGAGATTTCTGGGGGTAACGGCTACACTGCTGGGGGGCACGACACCCAGAACACCATCAGCGAGACTGGCGGCACCGCCACCATGAACGCGGTGGACATTGTCATCACCGCATCGGGTGGGTCGGTGGGCCCCTTTCAGTATGTGGTGGATTACAACGACACCCCCACCTCGCCCGCTGACCCCCTGATAAACTGGTGGGACTACGGGTCGGCTCTGACCCTGGCCAGTGGTGAGACCTTCACCATCGACTTCGGCAGCAACAAAATCTTCGACCTGGCCTAGCTCATGGTGCCCCTGAAGCCCATCCACATCGGCCTCATGAAGGCCTGTTGCGCCAACCCCGCCAACCGCAGCCCCTGGCAGCGCGCACCGGAGAGGATTGCCGACTCGGTATCCATCTGCCTCCGGTGTGGCTGCCGCCACTTCCACCTGAACGCTGAGCCAGGGAAGATCGGGCTCAGGCTTGGCTAACGCGGAGGTATCAACTCAGGGGGTGATCCCCTCAGAGTAACGTATGGCTGTCGGCACCCCCACATCCCTCACCTCAGGGACCAGCACCGCCAACCAGTCCACGGCCTACACGACGGCATCGGTCACCCCCACGGCCAATGTCCTCCAGCTTCTCTTTGTCGTCAGCACCACCTCCGCAGCAGCCCCCAACACTCCCACCATCACTAGCAGTGGCTTGACATGGACCCCTATTGCCAACGCCACCTACAACACCATCGCCTCCCCCGACCGCAAACTCTCGGTCTTCTGGGCCACGGGGGCCTCCCCCGGTGCTGGTGCCATCAGCATCGATCATGCTGGCCAGGCCATGACGGGGGTCAGCTGGTCCCTGTTCGAGGTGACGGGGGCCAACCTTTCCAGCCCCATCGTCCAGAGCCCCACCAATGCCAACGACACCACTCAGACCTCTGCGTCGGTCACCCTTGCAGCCTTCAGCAGTGCAGGCAACCTGGCCCTGGCTGGTGTGGGCCTCAACAATGCCCAGGCTGTCACTCACCGCACCAACTGGACAGAGATTCATGATGTTGTTGGCTCCGCCCCCGCGACCTCCCTAGAAACCCAGTACCGGCAAGCGGACGACGACGCCAGTGCCTCGTGGGGCTCGGTCACCCGCTGGGCCATGATCGGCTTGGAGATTGCCGAGGCCACTGGTGGAGCCTTCACCCTGGACGCTGACCCCGGCAGCTACAGCCTCACGGGGTCGGTGGCCTCCCTCCTCAAGACCTCTCTGCTGGCAGCCGTCACCGGGGTCTACACCCTCACTGGGGTCGCTGCCACTCTCACCTACACGCCTGTCGGGGGCTACTCCAAAGGCTATAACTTCCGGGCTGAAGAGCCCTTTGTCGAAGACCAAGGCGATGAGGTTCAGGTCGGGGGTGGGGGTCTCTGGAGCACCGCGAGTGTTGGTGCCAGTGATAGCGACAACACCGTTGACCGCCGTCTCGCTGGGAGCTGCTGGATTCAGAATACTGGGGAGCAGGGCTTCTACCCCCTCACGGTCCCAGCCCCTGGGAACTATCGGATCAAGATTGCTGCTGGGTCGGCAGAGTTCGGTTCTGCCTATCAATTCGTCCAGATTCTTGATGGTGGGGATTCTGGGACCCCTGTCATCACCATTGACCGCCCTGCTGGGTTCAGTGCCGATGAGTTCTTTGATGCCTCTGACGTGTCTCGGTCCACGACAGACTGGCCCACGCTGAATGTTGCGGTTGATGTCGAACTCACTGCGACCAATCTCGTCCTGTGTATCGGCACCCCGGATGCCGAAGCCAGCTTCTCGTACATTGCCCACGTTCATGTGCAGTCTCTGGACGGTGGGGCCTTCACCATTGAAGCCGACCCAGGAGCCTACACCCTCACAGGCTCTGCCGCTCTGCTGGAAGCCGACAGGCTCCTCTCGGTTGACCCTGGTACGTATGACCTGATCGGGACAGCGGCTGACCTGCTCGCTGGCTACCGGCTCTCGGCTGACCCTGGCTCGTACACCCTGACCGGCAGTGCTGCTGAGCTGATCTACACCCAACCCGGGGCCTTCACCATCGCGGCTGACCCTGGCACCTACGCTCTGACCGGCTCTCCAGCAACCCTGACCAAGGCCTCTACTCTTGCAGCAGAGCCAGGGGTGTACAGTCTCACGGGTGCAGCAGCCCTCTTCCCCCTGACTCGTGTCCTGCTGGCTGAGTCAGGGGTCTATGTCCTCTTCGGCTACCCAGCAGACCTGACCCATGGCTTGGTCACGACTTCGATCACCCACCTCTCGGCCTTCGGGGTGGAGTCTCGATGGGACCTGACCCACTCCGTGACCTATGTTCCTGAGTGGCGGCTGGCTCATGGCCTGGCCCCCCGCTGGACCATCCAGCACCTGCTGGGGCCCTTCGACCAGGGCCTCATCATCCGGCCATCAGGGAACACGGTGGAGGCTCTCCCAGGCTCCTACAGCCTCACCGGGAGCCCAGCAAGCCTGATCCATGGCCGGGTGCTGGCTGCAATGACGGGGGTCTATGCGCTGACGGGGACCGTGGCCAACCTGCTCAAGGCCACCCGCTTCCTGGCTGATCCTGGGGTGTACACCCTCACCGGGGTCGATGCAGCCCTGTTCGAGCACTCTGGCTTCTTGGCAGAAAGTGGGCTGTACGCCATCACAGGCTCACCGGCAGCCCTGCTCAAGACCAAGCTGATGCCAGCTGACCCTGGCACGTATGCCCTGACTGGGTCTGTGGCGACCCTGAGACCAGCGCGCAGGATCGCTGCTGACCCTGGAGCCTACAGCCTCACAGGAAGTGTGGCGAACCTGCTCAAGGGCAAGCGGCTCACGGCTGACCCTGGCCTGTACACCCTGACGGGCCGAGATGCTGGCTTGATCGCCAACCAGGGCTTCCTGGCAGACGCTGGGGCCTACAACATCACCGGCAGCGTGGCCACCTTCAGGAAGACCAGTCGCCTGGCTGCTGACCCCGACCTCTACACCCTGACCGGGCAGGCCGCCACCACGCGACATGGCTACATCCTGGCAGCCAACCCTGGAACCTACACCCTCACCGGCAATGCTGCCTCACTGGAAGGAAGTGTGGAAATGATCGGCACTCCGAGGGTCCAAGGGTTTGTGGGCATGAACAACCCCACCACCCCCAACTCTCAGTTTGACCTGCGAGCGGACTACATCGTCACCCGGAACCCCAGCAACGGGATCATCAAGGTCATTGACCTGCATGGATTCCCGACCCTCTTTGACACCAACAACATCAACACATCGGGGCCTGTTGCGGGTGGGCGAGATCAATCAGGAGCCTTTGGCAACAACACTTGGATTCACTTCTATTACATCCAGAAAGATGACAACACCTTCGCTACGATCTCTAGCCTGAATGAGCCCGAGGATGGGCCCAACCTTCCCAGTGGGTACGCCTACTGGACCTATGTCTGCTCAGTCCGCAAGAACAACAGCGGCAACCTGATGCGGATGAACTATTACGGCTCCAGGGGAATGTATGACGGGACGAACGTTACCAGTTCCCTCAGAGTCCTGGAGAACGGGGTCGCCACGACCTTCACCGCTGTTGATCTCTCTGGCTTGGTGCCCCCCTTCACTCGACGCGCCCACCTGCTCGCGGTGGTGTTCGCCAGGATCAATGCTGGAGCACCAGCCCCGCTGTTCGTCAGGCTCCAAGTCCCTGGAGGGCTGGGGGAAATGGCGGCGGCTGGGGTGCAGTGTCTTGACACCACCAATACCTTTGTCGAGGGGTCAGTGGGGGAGTGGGCCATCATAGAGCAAGAGATTCTCTATCGGCTGGACTCTGGGGGCGCAACCGTCGCCACCGGGGGAGCATTCCTTGACGTGTATGGCTTCACCGTCCCCAATGGAGGTGAGTAGATGGCACTCTTCAGAGTCATCGCCCCCCATGTGCTCTTCTTCAGGGTGGAGACGAGAGACGCATCCTTGAATAACATCCTGGCTAACCCCTCCAATGTGCGGCTGACAGTCTTCAGGCCTGACGGTACCGAAGAGCTGACCGACCAGGCCATGACCAATGCCGCCATCGGGGTCTGGACCCTGAACCATGAGCTTCCTGCAAGCAGTCAGGTGGGCTCATGGACCAGCAAGATCAGGATTACGGATGCGGTGGGGGACTCAGTCTTCCGCTCGGTAAGCTTTGACGTGGTTCAGTAGAACGTGGTGCTGGCTCAATGTCATGAGCCCTGGAGTGGGGCAGGATGATAGGGTCTACTGTTGGCCAGAGACCCTGGTCATCCTGGGGAGTACTCTAGCCCTCAGTGGGCTTATTTACCTGCTCCTGGGGTCTCCTAGGCTTATTTTGAGGCATCCTAGGAGCCCTCAGGGGGACACCTAGAGCCCTTTTCCTCCCCCTCTCAGCTGCCTTCACCACGGGACACTCCAACCAGAGATCAGAGCCCTCAGGGTGCCGACCCCCCACCAGACAGGTGCCGTGCAGCATGGTGCGGTAGGTGCTACCCTGCTTGACCATGACCACCCTCCCCGCCATTGCCCTCTGCATCCAGATACTCAACACGGGTCTGAGTGTGATGGATGAGCATCCAAGGCCCCTTCCCCTCAGTCACCAAGAGCTGATGCATCGACTGGACGCCACCATGGAACTGTTGAGAGCCCAACGCGCTGACCCTCCCCTCACCCTGTGCTCAGAAGCCTGGTGGACGCGCAAACAGGTCAATGATGTAGGGTGGTGGCGGGTAGGTCGGGTCAACAGGTACGAGTTGACTGGGCATGAATTGTGGGGGTATGGACACCAGCGACACGGGGTTGTAGGTGGTGCTGGGGAGGGTGAAGGGGGGCGCTGAAAGATTGGGGTTCTGGAGGGGCTGGGTGAGTTGCACGGTGCCGTTCACCGTGGTCGTCCCCACCATCGGGTCCAGTGAGGTAGTCACCCCAGCCTCATCAGCTCGGTGCTGAGCGATGCTGTTGCCCTGGAGCGGGGGTGGGACGGGGACCGGAGGCGAGGTAACAGGGAGCGGGGGGATGGGGATAGGTGGGACCGAGCGGCCCCCCAGCATCGTCTCCATGCCTGCGAAGATCTCTCGACCCAGTGCCTGGGCTTCCTCAGCCCTGATGAGTTGGGCATGCACGGCAGCATTCCCAGGATGCTGAAGCTTGAGAAGCCGAATACCCTGGACCCAGCTATTGATGGAGATAAGGCTGACCTTCCCAGCCCGGACCTTGCTCGCTCGGGTGTCGTAGCGATGCCAGAGCATGCTCCACACCGTGGTCATCTGTCGGAGGGACTCAGCTTCCCCGGCCAGCTCGTGCAGGGAGCGGACGGCACTGTCAGCAAAGTTGGTGGCAGCCTCCCCAGGGCTCACGGTGGGAGTTGGGGGCGGGGCTGCCGCAACCTCGAAGTAGTCCCCACCGTCCCCGTTGGCTCGCACAATCACAATGTCAGACTGCGGCCCCCGCACCACCATGGAGCCCCCTCCGAGGGGGGCTGAGACCACGGTGAACTGCGCGGCGTCGTGCCACGTCGCCTGAGGGGCGTGGGCACCCTTGTGGATGTATATGGGGGCCATGATGAAGGGATACCCGTAACTCCCGCTCATGTACCAGATGCCTCGCTCCCAGTTGGGCCCCCGCCAGATGATGTCTGCGATGCCGTTCCCATCCTTGTCGGCTGCGGACTGGATGCGCCAGCCATCACCAGGGTTCGCGTGCCAGAAGACCAGGTCACCGAAGCACCAGCACCCCTGATAATAGGGCCGTATCGCCACATCCCCAGACGCATGCCGCTCCAACGTGTCCGGCACCCCATCACCGGTAAAGTCAGCACAGGCCACGATGCGCCAGTTGAGATCCTGAAACTGGACGTTGTGATAGTAGGGGGCACCACCATCATCCCGGCTCAAGAGAATGGTCTTGAGTCCGTCCACGTTGTTCAGCAACAAGCTATCCTTCCGCCCGTCGCCGTCGAAGTCTGCCTCACACACGTCCTGGATGTGCGGGAGGATAAAGACCCACTCGGCGGCTGCTGGAGAGACCAGGAGCAGGGTAAAGAGTAGAGAAGTGCTAAGCTTAGCTGCCCACATCATCTGCCTCCTTAGGGGTTGTGGGTTCAGGGCCACGGGGTCTGGTTGCAGCCAGACCCCGTGCGTTACTTCAGGGTTCGAGGTGCGGGGCGATGTGCTCGCGCCACTCTGCGGTCGTGAAGTACGTCAGTCGGAGTTCCGCCGCTAGCCAACGGAAGTCCGCGAGCAGGCGGGCGTGCGCCGCGTTCAGCGCGTGATTGGCGTTCACCGCCCGGGCCGCCACCTCTCCCCAATACGCCACCCCCTCCACCAGCGGGGCGTAGAGGGCGCGTATAGCGCAGGCCTGACTATGCATGCCCCCCACCAGCGCATCAGCAGCCTCATCAACGGTGGGAGCACACGCCATCCCCAGTTCCACCAGCTCGGCATCGGTGAACTTGCGGCACAGCACCAGAATCTCTCGCTCCATCTTGTCGTGCTCAGCACACAGTTCTCGGAGACGCTTGACCAACCCAGGATTCATAGCATCACCACCCGCTTGCTTCTGCGCTCCCCCAACAGGGGAAGCTGCTGAATGTGGAAGAGACCATTCGATTCGACCTTGACCAGAGAGAAGCCCTGCTGCCAATCAGGATGCTTGATCCAGGTCAACTGATTCACGTCACTCATGTGTCCATTCTCACAGCCCACATGGGGGCCCCTCAGGTCGGTGTGGTAGAACATCCCGAGCCTGTGGGTGTGGCCCATCAAGACTGAGCCCCCGTACCGCTGCATCTCTGCCCGTACAGAGGCCAGGACACCTGAGCGGTACGTCTGGCCATGAGTCACGATCAGGTGGCCCAGCTTGTAGTAGTCCTTGTAGGGCAGATAGTCCCAGCCAATGTCATCCAGACCCAGCATGTCAGGGATGGTGGGGTGGGTCTCCAGCAGCTCAGGGGCCTTCCTCACGAGGTACTTGAGCAGCCTGTCTTCATGGTTGCCATCGATCCAGATCAGCCTCTTGACCCCGTGCAAGGGCTTCAACAGCTCATTGCACACCCGCTCAATGTCATGGGTGAAGCGGGTGGCTCGGCGAGGGTCCCTGTCGAAGTCTGAGAACTGGGGGCAGTCCAAGATGTCACCATCGAGGATGACCCCATCAACCTTGCGGGCTGAACAGGTCTCCAGGAACAAGTCCACCGCCCACATGTCCCAGAAAGGGCACTGGAAGTCAGAGGCTATTGCCCACAGCATTCAAAGAAGCCTCAACCACGAGAGACTCTCGCTCAGGTCCTTGTAGATGGCATCCAGGGCCTTGTGTGTCTCAGGGGTCAGGTCACCGTACTTCAGCTGAGTCCGCAGAGCCTGATACAGGTCCATCAGGGTCGTGGCCATGTCCTGACTGTCAATGGCTCGTTGGTGCAGATCTTCTTCTTCAGGCAGGGTGAATTCGAGGGTGGCTTTCATGAGGTTCTCCTGATGACCTCAGCAATGTACTCTTTACGTTTGGCAATGGCAGACTGGATTGCTGGGCCATTAGGGGAATGCAGAATGCATCGCTTCCATGCCCGATTCCTGCCCCATGTGACAAACACCATCTCTCGGCACCCCTCCACCGCACACTTCACTGAGCCCCTGTGGAAAGGGGGCGGTGCAGCAGGCCCCAACTCAAGCCTGCTCACAGCCTGTCCATGGAATGACTTGAAGAAGCGGGGCTTGCTCACAGCGCCCTCCTAGTCAGCCACTCCAGCAGGCTGACCTCTTTCCCGCACCGCGTGCATACCTTGAACCTGTTAGGGGGCCTGTGGCCCTTTCGGGCACACTTCCCGATCCGTGTGGTGACTGGATGGATTGTCATGAGCCTATCCACTGCTCACCCCTCCCGACATAGAGGTGCCGTGCCACCGGCATCCCCAGCACCAGCTGAGGGCTGAATGCCGTCACGCTGTCTCTGTATCTTGTTGAGGTAGTACCTGTGGCGCGTGGCCTTGCCCTTCTCGCTCTTCTCGTATGACTTCTGATATTTGAGGTTGCCGTCTTTCGCTGGCACTGTGGCCCTCCTTATGGGGGCAGTCAGGCCTGGTCACAGAGTCCAGGTCACAGCAGACGCACACAGGCTCCACCGCCCCTGTCGTCCTAATCACTTGGGTCTTCGCCATACCACAACATGGGCACATGCTGAGCGACACCGGCCACGACATCGGGGACCTTCTGCCGGTGGACATAATCACAGAGGGCTCGGTTGATGGCACCCCAGTGCCGCCAGTAGCCTTCTTCCTTCTCATCGAGACACTCCCGAGAACACCATGGGGAACTGGGGACCTGATCCCCGAAGCCTGAGTTGAAGACAATGTTGACGCTGTACAGCAGCCCCCCACAGATGCATGTCATGGCCTCCACTGGCGGATATACTTCCCGTTACGCTTGTAGACCGAAGACTCCGCATAACCCCCTGTCTCCCACCCTATGTCAGGGCCAGGCTCCCGCTGGGCCAGCTCAATGCCTTTCCCCCGCAACCAGCGCACGATGTTGCGGACTGAGCGGGGGTTCTTCAGGTCAAAGACCCTAGCCAGCTCGATGACCGGCATCCCGTGATCCCAGCGATCAACAAACCGAGCCACCGTCTCCAGGGTCCACTTCACCCTGTTGTCGGCTCGGCGGGGGGCATACAGACTCGACTCTCCATACTTCTCAATTCGCTCTTGATGCGTCATGACAGGCTCTCCTAGGCAGGGGCATCAGGCATATTCAAGACCTTGGTCGCGATATTGAGCCAGTGCAGGGCTTCCTCTGCGCGTATAGCAGACTCCCGGAGGGGCATCTGGGCTGACTCCGGGTCCATGGACAAGCGCATGATGTTGGTGACGTAGGCTGTCAGGATATCGATGGCTGAGAGGGTGTAGGTGGAGCCGTCTTTGGTGATGACGTTGAAGTGAATCTCATTCATGACTGGGACACACAATGGTGATGGGAGCAGGATCACTCACGACCTTGGCCACCACGACGATGGTGACGGTCAAGGCACAGGCAACAAGAGTCAGGTCGACCAGCGCGCGAAGTCTAGGCATCATTGTCATGAGCCTCTTTGGGGTACATGCTCTTGCGAGCTTCCTTGAGTGCCAGGTCCAGGTAGGCGATCTGACTGAGGGTCATGCGCCAACAGTTGGGGCCCAGAAACATGTGCTGCTCCTGCTCATCGGTCATCTGGCACACAGTGTGCCCCTTGGCCTCCAACTCCTCCACCTCAGAGCTGTGACGCAGGGAGCTGTGGAAGATAAACTTGACGGTCTTGCTGGTGCGACCCATTTACTTGGTCAGCCTCTCAAAGTTGCCACACTGCACCTCAAACTCATTGCCCACTTCATCCCCGATAGTGTTGTCCGGGAGCCACTGGAAGCGAGGGATGCCGCAGGTGACGTAGACGAAGAGGTTGCCCCCTCCCCCGATGGCTGAGTACGAAGGGATGATGACCCCCACCCGCTTAACCCCACTGGCATCGATGCAGTAGCACAGGGGAGAAGGTCGTACGGTGTTCTCAATCTTTTGCTTGAACTTCTCCCCGTCACTAGCGGCCATGGCTGAGGTTGCTGTCAAGAGGATTGCTGCCATCATGAGTGTTCTCATAGCCCTGCCTTCACCCCCTGGTCATCGATCCAGTAGAAGGTTGCGGGAAAGCGCATCCGATTCCCTTGAACATCCCATTCCCTTTCTACGATGGCTCGCACATAGGGGAGGATTCCGAGATCAATGGAAACAGGGAGAGCGATGCGGGCCCCGTCATGGGCATTCAGCTCCAAGGTCCCCCACTGCTCCAACATGCCCCCAGGGCCCAGCAGACTGATGAGGTTGGCATTCATCACGTCAGCCACCGCGCCCTGGATCATGTGGTTCAAACCCTCTTTCTTCACATGATGGTCAGGACCAAAGAGCATCCGCCTTCTCCCGAGGAATGTGCGGGCCATCTTGGTACGGATGCACTCGGCCCAGGTGATCTTCTTCCAGATGACAAGGGTCTTGGCCTTGGCCCTGAGGAACCGTCGACCAGCATCCAGCAGCTCTTGCTTACTGAGCCCCAGCTTCTCGACCCCTTTAGCCGTGGTGCAGGCCTTCTCATCCTCGCCATACGTGAGGGCATACCGGGCTGTCTTGGCCAGGTGACGCCTGCGGTCTCCCTTGCCGCCCCACTTCACCTGTGCTTGCCAAGCAGCCATAGTGGGAGTGGGGGACTTACTATGAATGTCTTGTTCCAGCTTGGAAGGCGGCAGGGGCAAGGTAAATAGATCACACGCAGTGAGAGTGTGAATGTCCCACCCATTAGCGAACGACTCCAGATCAAGCTTATCCCCACAGTATGCCGTCCCCAGCCGAGCCTCAATCGCATCATGGTCCCAGCCCAGCCACCAATATCCAGGGTCGGGCATGAACACACTTTGGAGTTCCGGTAGGTCATACTCTTCCGCCTTCTTGTCATCTGGAAAGTTCACCTTGGGCGGGTTGGTGGTCGACCAGCGCCCCGAGGCTTGGGTAGGAAGCATAGAGCTGTGACACCGCTCTTTACCAACAAGGGGGCTAAGGTACTTCCGAAACGATTCCACTTCCGAGAACTTGAGTCTGGCCTCGGCCAAGGGGTCTTGGGAGACCGAGAGGATGCGACGCATGGTGTCGGCATCTACGCTTCTCACTCTGCAGGTGGGGGCTCTTGAGGAGGTAGCGTGTACCTCAAGTTGCACAGTGCCTCGAAGTCTTCACGAGACACATCGATATCTGCACTCCCACACCCACCCCCACTGATGCTGAACACAGCACACTCACCATCCTCAGTGAACCAGACACTCAGCTTATACCCCTCACTGCTTGTGGAGGAGTATTCTGTCCTCATCATCATGCATTCCTCCTTGGCACCCTGATGCGCCTCGTCTCAAACAGCTCTTTGGACACCTGCTGCGGTGACCCTAGATTGATTGGCCAGCCCACAGCCGCCTGGCCTATTTGACTTGCTCGGTCTCGGTATCCAATGAGTTCGGTGAGAGCGGCTCTGACTCGCTCTTGATTAAGTCTGGTGCCGCGCTGGACAGCTCGCCGGATGATGGGAGTGAGTGGGCGGACATATGAATCGTAGACCCGCCAGCTCCCTGGGTCAGCTGCAAACTGACGTGATAAAGCCTGCCAGACATCCCAGGTAGCGACTGCATCAGCCGCCGAGTAGTCAAGAGGGCTGGCCTGATAGAGATGTTTCCATCGGTTAAGTCGAGCATACAGACTTCCGAGATATTCGAGATCATGGGGCAACCCGCTCCACAGAACCGAGTCAGCCAGCATGGTGTCTTCGGTTCTGACAGCCTGTAGGGGGACAACGGTGGACAGGGTGTCCAGGTCAGCATCTGCATTCTGGAGGATGACCGTGGACCCCTCTTGATAGGGCAAGGGACCGGTCTCTGAGGCCTCCACCACCCAGGTCTGCTCGCCATCGTGCATCGAGTAGCGGTACAGCTCCCCTGTGTCGATATCGTATTCGGTGTCAAACGTACAGATGGTCGGGAGATGTACAGGAGGCCCGACATGATAGACAGGCAACCTCTCGGGCCAGGTGCCCCGCAGATAGCGCCCGATGCGCTGCCAGTCAGCCGACAGAGCAATCTTGAGACCAGGGTCATGGACCAGGGCTGCCAGATGCATGGTGGCGAAGACGCTGGGCTTACCGGGCTCTGGATGATAGAGGCGAGTCAACGGCTCATAGGGGACTCCCCACGGTAGCAGCCACCCTCGCCACGAGCTGATGGTATGACGAGGCCCAATACCCTCACCCGTCAGAAAGTACAGGGCATAGGCACCCATGGCCACGTAGAGCTTGGCATCTGGATTAGGGGAGAAGTGGGTCGTGTTGCAGTGAGCCAGGGCCGCTCGCGTAGAGAGAAGATTCAAGGGAGGAAGCTCATTCCTCCCAGCAACCCTGCACCGGAGAGCATTGCACACCTGCACCCCGTCACGGTGGAGGCCTGCCTTGGGGAGGTAGACGCTGTTCAACACCCTCCCTGTGTCCCCGACCGCTGGCTTCCCCTCACGCTCTTCAGTGGCTCCAGGATTCTGCATCATGATGACGATGGGGGCACCTGGGGGCTCGTCAGGGACGAAGGGCTGGCTGCCGTCTTGGTAATGAGGGCAACCACGGCAGGCGGGGATGTCTCTAACGAGGGTCATTCCCCACAGCTCACAGAGTACCGGAGATCGCACAAGTCCTCCCAGGCCTCCTTGCTCAGCCATACTCGTTGCAGGCTCTCGCCGCCCCGACCCTCCTCTTCACCGCTTATCAGGCAAATGGCGACCTCACGGCCGTGTGGTGTTTCCTCAACGATCACTCGCCCCTCACGACCCAGAATCATGAAAGACTTCCTCACAGCAGTTTTAAACATTCACTCCCCCCTCAAAGGAGCCTGTATGCCCACACCCCATCTCCAACGTATGCCTTGGCCCAATCCTTCCCCTGCCGCAGCTCTCTGAACCGTCTGAGCCCCTCAGTGCCCCCAACCCCAGAACCTTCTCCCACCTAACCTTAGGAACCATGGGCTGATCCATATGGTGCCGGTGGAGTTGAGCCACGAGAGCATTGGCTTGCTTAAGGGTCAGGGGAACCACTATCACAGCAGCCTATACGCCCACAGCCCATTGCCCACATGCTGCTTGGCCCAGTCCTGCCCCTTCCGTAGCTCCCGGAACCGTCTCAAGCCTTCAGTACCACCCGCACGCCTAATCTCTTCGGCAGTGTGCCAGCCACCGTCTGCCATGAGGCGGGACACGGATTTCTGGTTGCGGCCCAAGCGGTCTGCTTGACCGGGATCAGTCTTCATTCAGTCCCTTCCCTTGGCCCGGGCGCGGTCGGCGCGCTTCAGACCCCGACGCGCGGCGGCCTTGCCACGGGGATTGCAGTAGCTCTTCTTGTCGAGACGGCCCACCGAGGATTTTCGGCCCTCGGAAAGGATATCACCCACATCGGGGTATTGAGTGAAGCGGTGAGTTTCATACGCCCGCATATTTGCTGCCTCCTTACAATGAGACGGAACACAGACTTCTGGTTGCGGGTCAAGCGGTCTGCTTGGTGAGGGTCAGTCTTCATCCAACCCCCCCAACTCCTTGATGGCATCCTCCCGGCTTACCAAGCGACCACCGGCAACCTCTCCCCAGCTTGTGACCTCCCCAGACTCATCAGCGGGGAACACGAGGGTTTCAGGGAGCCCTGTGTCAAAGGCCAAGGGGAGCGATGACACAACGTAGAATCGCTCACCCTTCTGCACCAGCACAGCCTGGCCCTCGAAGCCATCCAGCTCTCGGATGATGGTGGCTGTCATGCAATCCTCTTCACGACGAGCTTCTTGATGGTGAAGTCTTGGCCCTGAAGCACATGCTTCAACACAGTCTTGATCTCCTGAAGCGGTGTCTTGCCCTCATCGTCACTAGGGTCATCAATCACCGCATCCACGATGTAGCGAGGCAATGAGCCCATCTCAGTGTCTCCTGTTAAAGGATGTGAACCTCAGGCGTGCTCACCCGATCACGCCACACATGCACAGCCTTCACCACCCCGACCGGTGTCCAGAAGTCAGCCAGCAGGGCCATCTCATGCTTCGTGGGCATCCTGTTGGCCTTGACCTGGACCAAGTGGACCGAGGCCCCGCCAGTGGGGCGCTGATTGATGGCCACCAGGTCAAAGAGACCCTTCGAGCCTCTGGAGGTCATGGGCACTGCATACCCCTGCCCCGTGAGCCAGTCTTGAGACTTCTTTTCCAGGCGACGGCCCTTCTGATAACGGTTCACTCTGACCTCCCAGCAAGACTTGGCCACAGGAGCGGCAGCGGGTCGCAGAGGCATGGTTGTAGGTGTCACCACAGCGGTTACAGGTCTTCATCGAACCCTCGCCCTCAGTACCTTGTCCAGGTCATACAGACGCCGCATCAGTAGGAAGGCTTCGGCAGCCTCATCCAGCTCGCCGAAGTGGTAGTGGACGAAGTCGGCCGTGTCCTTGGAGAAGCGGAGCAGGTGATACCCACCCTCGATAGGCTGGTCGGGGAAGTTCTCAGTCCACAGGAGACCGTATGCGGCAAGCTGGATCAAGTAGTCGGGGTACACCGCATTACTTGTTTTCCAATCGCCCAGGCTCAACTTGCCCCCCACCAGCATGGCGTCAATCGTGCCGCCATACTTGTGCCTCTCACTGATGAGGCGGGTCTCGGTCTTCACGGGAGTTAGCTGAGTCTGTGCCGCCCACTCTTTGTAGTTCTCAAAGGCCTTGAGAGCCTTTGTCTGCTCATCAGTAAGGGGCACCTGGGGAGAAGGCACCCCCCTGATGTCACCCTCCACAAGGGCATGGGCCAGTGTCCCGGCAGAGGCAGCCGAGTCGCGTGCGTCCCGATAGTCAATCCCAGCCATCCCTTGCCCCCAGGCCCAGTGCATCAGGCCCCGACTCTCTTTGAACCTAGAGAGGATGGTGGTGACACCAGGTACAGGGGTGCCGTCCTGCAAGGTGTACTGGACCCAGCCCTTGGGGCGACTCATCACTTCGCCTGGTAGACCTTGAAGGCCTTGAACTCGCGACCAGACTTCTTGGCGATGGCCTTGCCGGTATACGTGACCCGGATGGTGGTGCCCAGGGCGATGGAGGCCAGATCAGTCACCAGGGTGGTATTCATGGGGAAGGTCACCGAGCCCTCTGGCGTGTCCACGGTCCCGAGGGGGCTGTCAAACTGCCCCTTGCGGCTGCCCCGCCAGACGCCCGTCAGCGTGTCCCCGGGGTTGACGAACTTGAAGAAGGAGCCATCAAAGCCGCCAACTTGAGTCCACTCCTTCTCATCCTCAATGCCAACCTCTTCACTGTGTGCTGCGGTCGGGTCGAAAGTCTCGGTCATTCTTTCCTCCCTTTAATACTGTTCGAGGGCTTCCACGACAGCGTCATAGATCATGCTCAAGCCCTCATCCTCAGCCTCGGCCAAGTAGTCGCGCAGCTTCTCAGCCTCCTCACGACTCATGTCCAGCTCCAGGGTGATGTTGTGGGTCTGTGTCACTTTCATCCGGTCAACTCCTCTCCACGAGATTCCTCAACGCCTCCGATTGACGCTTGAGGGGTCGGACAATCAGGTACTCGATACACGCGATCGTCAGCAGCCCTTGCAGCACGACCAGCCCGAGAGCGACGCCCAGTACGGCGAGTGGCTCCACGTGTCTTCCTTTCGTCCCACTTGGCCCACCACGCGACACCCCGTCTTCGATAGACAGCCTTGACCCCCCAGAGACCTGCCTCAGTGGCGACCCAGACCCGTTGCCCACAATTCCAGCACCGCAAGCACACACTTCTCCCGTGGCGATCCTTCTCGTACAGGGGGTGCGCCAACCCGTGGCACTTGAGGCAGGGGGAGCAGCCAAGAGAGGCCCTGAGGCCATGCCACCACGCCCAGCCATACCTGGCCACACCTCTATCGCTCTAGCTCGCGCGGTGCTCTCTTCTTACTACATGACCCTGTGCAGAGCCCCACGCCGTGGACGCACTCGCCAGGCTTTAGCTCGCCAGAGCACCGCTTCTGGTAGAGGCAGAGGGCATAGTCCACATAGTTGTGGATGTCAGCTACGGTGTCCTCCAGGGATTCAGCATTGGCAGCCAGAACCCCAGGGGCCATGAGGCTGATGAGCCGCATGAACTTGTCACTCAGGCGCACCAGGATGCCTCGCTCAGCGGTGGGGACGATGCCCAGCAGCTCGGCCACCGTCAGGTTGAAGAGGGTGTTCCCGCCTTCCTGTTGCTGGCGGTTGTAGTCGTGGCCCTTCTTCTCGATCAGAGCCACCCGCTTCTCGTGCATCCGCCGACAGAACCCCAGCAGCTCCGGCAGGCTGACCTCTGGGACCATGCTCGACCCCTCCCCGTTTGGTTCGAACGGTTAGACCGTACCACATGGATCAAATATTCAGATGCACTTGATACGTGTTGGTTTCGACAGGGGGGTGGCACGAGTGATGCCTTGAGGGGGTGGGAGGAAGACAATGCCCAAGGTCGCCGGGGTGCCAGAGGACCATGTAGAGCTAAAGCAAGCCTTGGTCGCTAAGTATGGGTCAGCAAAGAACTTAGCTAAGGCTGTCGGAAAGAGCTTGCAAACGGTTTCAGGGTGGGGGAGAACGCACCCTATACCGGACCCGTGGCCAGAGATTCTGCGGGGCTGGATAGAAGGGACCACCACCGCCATGGTCCGAGACCGAGGGGAAGAGTGGACAAGTAGGGCTTGGCGGGAGTCGAAGGGGGCTGAGAAGGCGTGTCAGCAGATCAGGAAGCTGTGGAATCGTACCCTTGGCCATGGGAGGGAGTGGGCCACGGTCATCAGCTTGCTGGACCTCCTTGAACCGTGGAGGGAGAAGGATTGGAGGGAACTGTCAGAAGGGTCGGAGCATCCTACGAGTGAGGAGGGCTCATGACATGGTGAGCAAGTATCATCGGGGGGGATGGCGGTACAGGTTCAAGCGGGCGGGGAAGAGCTATGAGGGGCATGCTGCCACGCAAGAGGCATGCCAGATCATGGAGGCTCAGAGGATTTTGGAGCTTGGACCTCATGACAGTGGTGGTATGCCCAGCAGACCACGACTCCATGATTCAACCTTGGGACGTACAAGTATACGGACGAGTGAGAGCCCTACTTTATTCACCACCCTCTCAAAGAAATATTTGCTGACCCACGTCCGGGGCCGCCTGACCGATGAGGCTCATGTCGAGCGGTCCCTCAATCGCTTCGCTGCCTCATGGCCTGGCAAGAAGATAGCCGACATCCAGGTTGACGACGTGGAGGCATGGGCCAGGGCCAGGCTCATGACAGAGCACCGGGGGAAACCGATTAAGGGGGCTACGGTCAACCGTGACCTCGCTCACCTGTCAGCCTTCTTCACTTGGGCCATCAACCATCGCCTGGCTGCTGACAATCCAGCATCCCCTCGCCGGGTGAAGCTCTATCCAGAGCCCTGGAGGGCCTACCAGAGCCTCACAGCCCCCCAGATAGCCCAGGTACTTGATCTAGCCCCTGACCCCGAAGAGAGGGCCAAGGTGGCCCTGCTGGCCCTTACGGGGCAACGTAGGGGGGTCATTGTAGACATGACGTGGCAACAAGTTGATCTCTCGGGTCGGATGTTGACCTACAGGAGTAAGCGGCTGGACCGCTCCATCCCTCTGTCGGATCAAGTGATAGGGATTCTTCGTAGCCTTGGCCCCCGTCCTGATGGGTACGTGTTCAGGAACCGATCTAAGGACCACACCCGCCGATGGTGGGTGCAGGCGACCAGGGCTATCGGCATGCCCAACCTTCGCCTACACGACCTCCGGGTCACCTTCGCCCGCCTCCTGGCAGACCAAGGGGAAGACCTCATCACCATCATGGCCTGCATGGGGCACTCGAAGGTCACCACGACACAGCGGTACATCCCGATCTACAGGGGGCAGGTGCAGGGGGCCATGGGGAAGATGGGCGCCATGATTGACCTTTCAGTCGGTGGCCTATCCCGACGAGGCGACCGCGCCCAAGGGCCAGAGGCTCATGATAACGATGACTTGGTGGGTGACCTCTGATGCATCGTAAGGTGGGGTTCGAGCATCGTACAGGTAAGCAAGTCAACATGTTACAGGGGGAGGGTGGGGCATGATCTGGGTGCTCTTGACGCTGGTGGTTCTGTGGGTCGTGGTACTGTCTCTGGTGGAGGGGTGACACATGCTTAAAGAGATGGCTCTAGCAGCATCTGTGAGCATCCTGGGGGCAGGTTGTGCCTCGGGAGAGGTGAACTGGGTGGGGGCAGGTCAGGGGCTCAGCCAGGGGTTGCTACAGAGTAACTATGGGCAGGTGGTGACCTACCCACCGGTCATGATTCCGCAGCAGCCTCCGGTGAATACCCCGGTGGTGCTGCCACAGAGGCCGCAGATGCGCCCCTGCTGCCGATAGAGGCCCGGATCGGGCACTGGTACTCCTACTGTTGCCAGCTGGACCTTTGCCAGAATTGAGGATGAGGCAGAGCTAGCGATGGTTCGGGAGAATGAGGATAACTGTCTGGCGGGGGTGTGGGCTACAAGAGAAGAGGCTGTCGAGGGGCTAGATAGTTGTGAAGAAGGGGGCTAGGCGCCCCCCTCCGCTAGCCGAGTCTCATCCTTAAGGGAAGCTATGACGCTCACATCCAAGCCATGATCTTTCCGCTCCAAAGCCTGTAGGATAGACCACGCTCGCTCTTCTGCTGCGTCGACGTTATCCGCGATGACTGACAGTCTCACCGTTGCCTTAACAATGAATCTTGGCATGTTGTTCTCCTTTAGGCTCCAACCTCTTTACTAGTGACCTTCCAATACTCCAGATCGCCTGGAGGATCATCCTCTGGGGCGCATATTCGGTCATGTACCTTTTGACTAGCCGCCTTCTTATCAGGTGCTCGGACTCGATATTTCATTGTGAGCGTGACGATAAACTCACTCATGGCTCCCTCCAGCCTCAAACACCAGCATGTTGTCAAACTTCCCCCCTGTCACCTTGTCACTGTGCTCCCTCCGGTTCGCTAGGGCATACAACCAGCTGTCAAGCTTGAGCCCCTGCAAGGGCTCGGGCCAGCGGGCGAGCTTCGCGTGATACAGCTTTGTCTCTACGAAGACTGGGCAGCCCCAGTCAGCTATCCGGGTCAGGTTATGGTAGTAGCCCTGCTTGTCCTGGGGCCAGTGGTCAATGGTGGTGGTGGTGGTGGTCACTGGATAGCCCCTTCGATCTTGGCGATGAGGGCGCGTACTGGCTCAATCTCCCTTTGAAACTGGATGTGTGCCTTTGTCCGGCCCGTGGTTAGCTCGTCGTACCTGGTCAGGAGCACCCTTAATGCTGACAGCATCTCAGGCGCCGCGGCGATCAGGTGAGCGTTAGCCAGGAGACCATCCCACGTTGCATGGTGGCCCGGTTCAGGTGGTGGCCACGCTAGCGTAGTGGGTAGGTCCGCCACCACAACGGCAGATATGGGCGTGATGCTGCCGTGAATCTGAATCTGGGCACGGCGCCCTTGATCCATGCTCCTGCTAACGACTTCAGCCTTCCACGGTCCCGGCGTGTGGGTGCTCATGCCTTGGCCCCTTCTTCGTCGCACGGGATGATCCGGCCGCACTCGTCGCACTCCCATGCGGTGTCATTGTTGACGGGCGAACCCGACCATTCGGGCCCGACGATGCAGGAGCACTGCTCATTTGGGATTGTCTCAGGGTTACTCATGGTCTCCTCCTCTGCAATTTGACTGCTCACCTGCGGTCGGCTCCAGGGGGCCATCAGTTGGGCCACCCCTCAAACACCAACGTCTCATCCACACTCCAACACGACACCTTGTCATGATGCTCTCTCTTGTTGGCTGCCGCATACAGCCAGCTATCGAGCTTGAGCCCCTGCAAGGGCAGGGGCCAGCGGGCAAGCTTCTCCTGGTACAGCTGAGACTCAACCAGGACCGGGCAATCCCACTTCGCTACGTCGGTCATGTCGTGGTAGGTGGTGGTGGTGGTGGTGGTCATGGCTCCACCCCCACTACTGATCTGACAACCCTCTTCCTCATCAGCTGGCATCTCGCCCCACAGACTGAGCACTCAGGCAGCTTCGCCTCATCTGGAATAAGAAAGTAGTCACCCCTAGAGGCTGAATACTCGTCATGCCCTTCGATCAAGCACCCTAGGAGCACCCCATGTGAGGGGGTTCTGGGCAAGTCTCCATAGGTTCTAGCCCTGTGCTTTGGTCGCAGGGTGCTCATGCCTCCCTCCCTTCGATCTTGGCGATGATCTCCCATGCACTCATGGCAAAGGCTGACCGCTGCTCTTCAGCGTCATCCGACCATGCGGCGTGCTGGTAGTCGGCCACAAGCTTCAGGAATGCCAACATCTCCGGCGCCGCGGCGATCAGGCGAGCGTTATCCTTCGCCTGATTCAGGCTCCGGTGGGGCGACCCGTAACACTGTGCCACGGGCAAATCCTCCCCCGTGCGGACCATGACATCTGGCCCGATCCTGCACTCTGGGTCTCCGGGCGAGTGCCGCTTGCACGTACTCTCCCTCACGAACCATGGTCCCGGCGTCGGATAGGTGCTCATGCTCTCCCCCTCTGCATTGATGGTGCTGCGGTCGGCCCCCCGGTGCGGCAGATGGGGGCCAAGTCTGCAATATGGGCTAGCGTCGGGGTAGCGTGAACATCGCAAGCGCCCCTATGTCTCCATCCTTCTCGACCTTCACCCGGACATCGCCATGGTGCCCGTTCACGCCTAGGGCCCTATGCTTGGCTCGGTGCTGTTTAGCTTCCTCATGCGCCCACTTCCGAGGAAAATTGATCCCGATACACCCACACTTCTCACATTGAATCTGCATGTGTGCCTCCTCAGGCTACGATGCGTATGGCCCCTCTCAGGCTCATCAGTCCAGGTGATACCTGGAGACCATCGGGGCCATTGCTGGCCCCTAGGTTTCGCCTTGCTTACAGCAGGGCCAGAGCTTCCGTGAGTGCCTTGTCTTTGACCGTGGCCATGCTGCCAGCTGCAACCGTTTGCACCCGAGACTGCGACCACTGGCCATTGCTCAGGATCGGGTAGCGATGATCGGTGTAGTAGGTCACGGCGTTGTAGGCGCCCCACGCTGTCCCTGGAGTGGCCCCGGGAGCACTCTCATAGGCGCTGATAAGCTCTGAGTAGCGGTCAAGCCAATGGTTCACCTGCTCCTTGTAGGCACTGGTAGGGGTCTCAGGCTTGACGGGCTCGGGGAAGAGAGTCTTGAAGTAGGCGCGGACCTCTTCGGTGGTCACCTGGTGAGCGGCGAGAGCCTTGTAGGCCTCTTGCGTGGTCTCCACCTGCTTGTGGATCAAGCCAAGAGCATCCCGTGCCTCAGCGATCCTGACTCTCATGTCCCCGTAATGCTTGAGGTACAGATCGGCACTCGTGCTCCACTTGCCCTTGCCGAAGCCAGCTGCCCTCAGGGTGTTGCGGCAGACCACTCGGGTGGGAGTGACCTTGCCCGCGATCCCATGCTTGCCGTCATGGCCCCATGCCAGCAGGACATAGTTGTTGATCTGATCGCCCCGGGTGACCTCGAAGGTGTCAGGGATACGGGAGAGCATCCAGCACTCTCCGCCATTGCCAAGGGCGCCACAGACTTCGACCGTGGCGTTGCCCTCACTGACGATGGCGTCCATGATCTCGGCAACCTGGAGGTTCTGGACTGGCTTGTAATTCTTACTGGCCATGCCCAGAACCACATTGGTATCCTCTCGGACGATGGCCCGGTGCCCCTGGATCAGGCTCGGCTGGCCATCTACCTGCTGGTACACCTCGCGCAGTCCCACAGTGAAGGGGATAGCCACCCTCACCATGTCCTGAGGTGTCTGGAGACCGTCTACCCGGGTGCCGAGTGAGTGCCAGGGAGTGTCCCCGCTGTAGGCCATCTCAACCTTGCCGTTCTGGATGCTCAGATCGTGGGCCATGTGTGTCTCTCCTGTGCGCTCTCTGATTTGGTGCTGCTAGAGCGGTGGGGGCGCGGTATGGCTAGATGCGCCCCGAGTCTGCAATCTAGTCGCTGCCTCCGAGCCTGGTATGGCGGGAGTCGGTATGCTCCCACTCGTCCTCGCAGATTGCGAAGCGCTCCCATGACCCGTTCGGCATGGTGCGGATGTAGATGCGTAGTGGCTTGTTGCCTTCCCACTTGCGTACCGTCCATCGAAGCTTCCATCCGGCCCCATGTGGTCTCATGCCACTACTCGCACGGTCTGCCCCCACTTGAACCCCCAAGCGCGGCAGACGGGTTGATGGAGGACGAGCCACAGGTAGCCGTTGGCTGTGAAGATGCGAAACTTGAAGCTAATCACAGCCCCAGGCCCATGATTCGAGCAGCTGCCTTGTCAATGCAGTCAGCTGCCTTCTCCCATTGCCTAGCCGTCACTTCGTCCTGCCAATTGGCGCGGAGGTGCTCGGCCTTCTCCCCGCAGACATGGGCAAGATCGGCGAGGACCTCAGGAAGGGTGCTCTGATCGATCAGGCTTTCGAGTGCGTCTTTGCGAGTCATCGGTGTGTCCATTCGCCTGTCTCCTGTGTGCTGCGATCTGGGCTCATGACAATGCACCTTGCGTGCCGCTTTCGTACCAGGGGGATACGAGCAATCGAATCAAGGACTTCGACGGGCGGGATACTTGGGCTCATGACAGAATGCCCGCTACCCAGCGGGCGGGGCACTCGGGCAGGATGGCGGGCTTGATAGCACGAGTGCTGCAAAGTCAGCATGTTAGCGTGCTAGCGTTGTAGCATCATGAATCGGGCATTTTGTCAGGTTGACTGTTGAAGATTTTATAACACACAGTCTTCCCTTACTTCTCAGCCACTTACACTTGTCACACACTTTGTCATACACACATTGACGCACTGCTCTGCCCCTATTCCAGACCACCAGCCACCCTCACCCCCTCCCCACCCTCTCCCCACCCCTACCCCGCAAATGATTGATATCATGAGCATGCCCAAGCGATGAGCCATCCCCTGCCCCTCTCCTGGCTGGCCCCCATCCCGAGTGGTGGGGCCCCCCTGGCCGGGTAGGTTGGGGCATGGCCTGGCATACCTAAATACACACAGATGGAGCCTTTTCCCCGCCCCCCAGCGCCCCCGTACAATGCCCCTTCGTGAGCCTAGGAGAGCCTTGGAGCCCCCATTTTCCTGAAACCATAGCTAGATAGCCCCCCTCGCCTCCACCTCGCCCAGGGTGCTAGAATCAGTCGTACCGGGCTCTGGGGCCCCCTCTAGGGAAATCAGCTAGTTAGCGGGCTCATGGAACTATTTTCGAGGTGGGGTCGAATCAGGTGAATAAATCGACGGCTCGAACAGTCCAGATACCTGTACGTCCCCAAACTGAATATACGGGAATCTGTGTCATGAGACGGGAGGCTGGAATGTGGAGAGCGGTCATCTTCTGCGAGGCCTGCTCTGACGAGCCTTGCTTCGAAGGGGGCTCCCTGACCCTCCCCACCGAGTTCTTCAGTAAGCGGGCTGCTGAGAGGGCTGCCGAGGCTTACATTGGAGACATGGATTGGGTGTTTGAGGTCTACAAACCTTGACCCTGCTTCAGTTCCCTTTAGACTGCTCCTAGAGCTGGGGCCCACATCGGCCTACCTCCCCACCCTATTCTGATGATGAAGGCTTAGCGCCGCCAGCGGTCCCAGCTCTCCTGAGAGGGGAACTCAGGTTACCCGCCCTCTAAACGATAGAGGGATTAACGGGGCCCCTGCCAGACGTTGCGGGGCAACATCAACACTCTCTCAGTCACCCCTCACCCCATGAAAGGATTGGTCTGAACTTGCCTCTCAACATCGCTAGCACTAACGAGCAGAAGGTTCCTGTTACTGCCAGTCCAATGACTTCCAGTGGTCGCCCCGCCCAGATTGAGGGGGCGCTCAGGGTCACGGTGGTCTCTGGCGACGGTACCGTCGAGCAGGACGCCGCCACCCCTCTGATGTTCAAGGCTGTCTCTGGCGACAACCCCGGTACCACCGAATACCTGATTGAGGCCGACGCCGACCTTGGTGAAGGCGAAGTTCTGATCCAGGACACCGTCACCTACGAAGTGCAGGGTGCTCAGGCTGCCGCCTTCGGACTGGCAGCGGGGCCTGCTGAGCCCAAGTAACCATGGCTCTTCTGGATGATCTCCAAGAAGAGGTAATGGATCACCGAGCCATCATGACTCCACAGCTTGAGGGTCTAGAGCGCCTAGCGCGCCTAGACCTCAAGCCCCAGACCATGGAAGAGGTTCAACTCTCCATCTCTCAGTTCCGCAGGCGCATGGACCTCATGGACGCTGCCCTCTTGGCCCTGGATAACCTCGAAGCTGACGGCTATCCCGAAGTGGATATCAGAGAAATCCTGGGCATCGCCTTCGATGACCTCCAGGACGTCAACGCTGATATCGATGCTGCTATCGCCCTCTTCAAGGATGGGCAGGCTACCCAGCTGGCCCTAACGGCTGGTGACCCTGAGCCACGTTGAGGTTTGGTTGAATGAAAAGTTTCATCGCCGCCCTATGCCTTCTCCTGGCCCCTGTGACCTCCTACGGGGCCCTCAGTAGTCAGGAGAAGGCCGCCCTGGCCCACCTTGACGCGGCCTCAGCCGCCCTCACCACCGCCGCCATCTACCCAACGGTTGTGGTGGTGGAGGTGCATACGGTCTCCGGGAACCGCGTCAGGGTGGCTGATCTCGTGCGAGACATCTCCTATGCTCACTCCCACATCAATAGGGTGCTGGGTGGGCTGCTGGGGATCATCCCCGAGACACAGTTCACCCCCCAGTACGACACCTGGAACGCCCTCCCTCGCTCTGAGCAAGTGGCATTGTGGATGAGTTTCTTGGAACATGCCGTCGAGTTCACCAACAGGGCCAAGGCTGATGCTCAGCTCCTCCGACCCGGTGCGTCAGAGTTTCTGGCTGCTCAGCTCAACAGTATCGAGTACAGCCTTGATGAGACCCTTCGATCCCTCAACGCTGTGGACCGGAGCCTCCTGTTTACTGACCCCTACCCCCAGCCTCCCTTTCCGAACGGCATCCATGGCGTCATCGGCCCCCATGGTGACGTGAAGGAAGCTCTCTGGACACTCTGGCGCTCCGGGGTGTACTGGGGTCGGGTCCTCTGGCACCTCTCAGAAGCCATCCGGGTAGGGCCTGCCCCTGTTCCAGGGAACGACTACGCCAACCATGGGCGCCCGTTCGTCAATGTCCTGGTCTCTGCTCGACAGTCTCAATGGATCATGCGTGTTATCGCTGGCGCCGTCCCGGGGGCTGACCCCGGGGTGCGCTTCTTCGACGTGCTCAAGGCCCTGGAAGAGGGGTGGAGTCACACCTACCCCAATGTCCCCTTCCAGCAGCACTTCTTGGGCTTCACCTGGCGCGATCTGCTCTTCCAGCGAGGCCGCAAGGACACCTGGATGACTCACATCATTGATGCTGATGTGATTGGGCGGGATGCCTGGGCGCATTTTGACCATGCGGTAAAAGGCATCCTTCGATTCCCCGACTGCTCAGTGCTGAACAACCCAACCGGATGCGGGGGCACGTAAGTGGCTGTCGAGCGCCGCTATAACGAGCATGGCCAAACATTGGTCAAGGACGCCTGGGAGCATCTCTCAACGCTCATGAAGGAAGGGGCCTCCAGCCTCCCCAATGGCCGCCAGATCAAGCT